CGCAAACTTTATCCCTGAATAAGAAATGGCCGCACCATTTCAGAATTATTCCGGCGGTGTCCTTCTGGCGGACATCGTAAAAAGGAATAATCTCAGCACTTATGTGTCTGAGGCAATCAAAGAGCGCAGTCTTTTTATTAAGTCTGGTGCTGTTTCCCGTAATGCCCTTCTTGATTCCCGTCAAGGTGGCACTCGGATTCAAGTCCCTGAGTTTAATCCCACATCTCCAACAGAGGAGATCATGAGTGGTACTGCCACTTGGGGCACCAGTGGCGCTGGTTACTTGACTCCTCAAAAGATCGGTACTGGCACTCAAATTGCAACTATCTGCCATCGCGGTTTCGCGTATGCCGTAGATGACATTGCAGTTTTGGCTGCTGGTGAAGATCCAATGCTTCACATCCGCAATCAGCTTGCTGATGCAATCAACAAGTTGAACAGCGCACGTCTGTTCTCTCAACTTGCTGGTTTGTTTGGCACTGCTTTGTCTGGCAATGCCCTTGACTTGGGCAAAGGAGCTGCATCTGGAGCAGATGAAAACAACTTCCTGACTGCTGCTGCAGTGGCGCGTGGCCGTTCTCTCTTGGGAGAGCGTGGCGATGAACTAGACACTTTGGTTGTTCACCCTTCTGTTGGCTATTACCTGTATCAGGTTGGTTTGCTGACTTTCTCCACTTCTGCACTGTCTACTGGTGGTGCAATCACTTGGGGCGGTGGCGGAGTTGGCGTTGGTGCTCGTTCTATTGGCGAATTTGCTGGTATGAACGTAATTATGGATCCTGCAGTTAATACTGTGGCTCCAGGCACTGGCGGTCATCAGAAAGAGTTCTATTGCTACCTGACTAAAGCAGGTACGATTATGGAAGGCGTTCAGCAAGATCTTCGGATTGAAGCTGACAGAAACGTGCTTTCAAAGCAGGATGTCCTGTCTGTTGATTACCACAGCACCTATCACGTGATGGGTACTGCATGGGGTGGCAGCTTTGACAATCCAAACAACAGTGACCTTGCTACGGCAGGTAACTGGTCTGCTACCTATGACATTGATCTGGTGCCTATGGTTCAGATTACTGTTAATAGCTCGCTGGATACCAGCACCATCTGATTCCTGATCAGAGCAAAGGCCCTACCATTAGGTGGGGCCACTTTATTTTTGCGCTATGGCTGCCACGATCAACGCCACCCTCAAGAGTGCGACAGCCAACAGCTTTGTAACGTTGGCTGAGGCTAACGCTTATTTCGAAACCGTTCCAAGCAGTACGCAATGGGACAACAAGTCTGATGACAACAAAAATCGTGCATTGATTTCAGCTACACGCTGGATTGACACGTTGGTTTTTTATGGTGATCGTTGCGACTCAAGCCAAGCGTTAAGTTGGCCACGCAATAATTACCACGTGGATCGTGTGGAGTTAGTTTGCACAGCAATTCCAGATGACATCAAATACGCTACCTATGAATTAGCCAACGCTCTGGCTAATGACACGGATGCAATCACGGGCAACACTGGAGACACCGGAATATACGAGGCGGTCAAATTCGGGGATATGGAAGTCAAGTACAACACTTCTAGTCAGGCTACTGGAACTGTTAACAACGTATTTGACGTTTATCCTTGGCTTCAGTCTTATCTCGGGGCTTACTGCTTGGGTGGCAGTGGGTCGTATCAAGTCCGCGTTGTGAGAGGTTGATATGCCAGGTTCTCTCAACACTCTTTTCAAGGACGTTGCTAAGCAAGTGATTGCTGAGCTTGGTGCGGCATTAGATACAACAATTACTTATGTAAGAAAAACTGCTGCAAATTATGATGTGACAACAGGTGCAGTCACGACGACTGACACAAGTTTTTCATTTAACGCTCCAATCGAATTTATTGTTTCTGACGAGGAAGCTGGCTATCAGGAAAACATTGCAAAAGTAATGGTAACTCCTGATCAAATTGGCGACAATCAAGCGACTTTGCAAGATGAAATTTTGTTGCCATTTGCCGGGTCAACAAGAACCGCAAAAATCAAAGACATTCGTACGTTTAGAGGCGAAGAAGAGTACCTTTACATAATTCAGGTAGTGTTCTAATGACTCTTGTAAACGCTAGGGCTGCGCTTGAGACTGCAATCAACACAGCAGTCACAGCAGCGGATGCCACAGTTTTAGTTGTCTTCGATAACGTACCATTTACCGCGCCAGGTAAAACAAAGAAGTATGTAATGGTGACAATTAACTTTGAGCAGTCAACGATTCAAGCCCATGGAGCGGCAGTTGATCAATACACTGGAACGGTGCAATGCGGTATTTTTACGCCAAGAAATAAGGGCAGTGCTGTAGCCGCTGCCATTGCTGAATCAGTTATAGATGGTTTGACTTCTGTAAACGCTTCAGGCTATACGGACACTTATTCAGTGAAGCCAAGGGTTGGAGCGATCAACGGCCCAACTGCCGTTACCGAAGAAGGCAATAGTCATTTTGCAAGTGTAATTAGCTGTACTTTTACTGCAATCTAATGGCAAAACCAATTACCGATTTAACGAAAGACATCCGCAAGTTAATTGAAGATGGACGAGCAGCTGCTGGTCCAGAAATTATTTTTTCTTTGCAACATGCTGGCCCTTGGTGGACAGAAAAATTTGGTCGAAGCTGGAAATTAAGTCAAAGAACTGTTAGAGCTATCGAGCACAAGAAAGAACTAAATCGTCCTGGTATTCCTCCAGAAAAAGGCAGCCCACGCCCTAGCTCTAAGGTTCCTGCTTTAGTCGTTGATGTTAATAGTCCTCTTTATATTGGGAACTCAGTTGCTTATGCTGGATTTGCTGTTAACAATCCTGGTGCAGTTGTTGGCCGCCCTGAATTTGACAATGCAACTGTCACTTACAAGCAGCACAAAACAGGCACCGATAAAACGCCAAAATTTAAATTGACATCTAAAGGGCAAGACCCTGACTGGTACAAGGTCTACACTCTCAATGGAGGTTTGTTTCGCGATTTAGACAAAGGATTTGCATCTGTTCGCCTTGGATGAGCTATATTGTGATAGTTAACTGAGTTTTATGGCTACTACACGTGCGATCGATAAGCTGTGCAAGGCTTTTAGCGTTGAAGAACGCAGCAGCTACACAATTAAAAGTGGCACAGAAGTCGTTCTAAAAATTTATTGGACGCCTTTGACGATTGCTGATCGTGACTTGATCACCAATTCAATGAAGGCGCTAAACATAGCTGCGTCTGAGGACAATTTGGATTTTGCAATTCAAATGGTGCTTCGCAAGGCAGAGGATGAAGCTGGCAGTCGAATTTTTGCTGATGGTGACCGCGCCAAGATTCGAAATTCACTACCTTTGAGCATTGTCCTGGACATTATGAGCAAGATGCAGGGTAATGATGAGGTGGAAGAACCTGACGCCATTAAAAGCGACGATTGAAAAGGACAACTATTTGTTCTTACAGTTTTTCATTGCTGAAAAGCTAGGCATGACGTTGGCTGAGCTTCGAGCCAGCATGTCACTAGAGGAATTACTGGGATGGAACGCTTATTGCTCGGTTAAGTCAGATCGGGAACAGAAGGAGATGGAGCGTAGTCGCCGACAAGCTCAATATCGCAGGGTGCGCTAACCTGAGAGCAATGTTCTCGGGTTAGTCGTGGCTGCTGAGTATGAAGTCAATATCAAAATCAACTCTGACGAGGTTGTTAAAGGGTTAAATAAAGTTGACGATAAAATAAAAAAACTTCAAAAATCAGGCACTTCGCAGCAAAAAGGGCTTGAAAGCATTGCAAATAAACGTGCTCGCTTGATGAATCGTATCAACGAGCTAGAGGCCAAGGGATTAAAAGTTGATAGGCTTAGAAAACAGATGGGCAAAGCGACTACTGAACAAAGTCGCAGGAATATTGCTAATGCTCAAAGAGAATTTAATATTTTAGATCGAACTCTTCGATTAGAGCGATCAAAGGCAAGAATACTTAAATCGCAAAGAGAAGGGTTTATTTCAAGTCCTGTCCGTGGAACGCGGGCAATGATGGGTTCTCCAGCGCAAATTGCTGCATCTGGCAGACAAAGAGTAAGTCCTATTGGCGGAAGATTGGATATTGCTGGTTCTCCAGCTCAAATTAATGCTATTTCTAGATTAGAAAGAGCAGAGATACGGGCAGCTAAAAATGTTCACATGGCTAAATTGCCTTTAGTGCAAAAAAGGCAAAAAATACGATTAAATAATATTGACAAACTTTTTAAGGAGGACGTAAAAAAACTTGCAGCTTTTGATAAAAAGCTTGCAGCTTCTGACGCGGCTCGTGCAAAACGACATGCTGGCAGTCGAATAAAAGGGCTTGCAGCAGGCCAAACAGCTGGTCCATCCCCACGTGCTTTCGGGCCTTTTGCGGCATCGCCAGTAGGCGGAACCATGGGAACTCCAGGTTCTCCAGCTTTTAACAAAGGACTTGCACTAGGTAAGTTTAGAAGCACTCCAATACGAGGTGGTGCAAATATTGCAGGTTCTCCCCTTGCTCGTTTAAGAGGGATGAAAAGATTAGAGCAAATTGGTCTTGGCGCAGGCTTCCCGTTGTTGTTTGGAGGTGGAGCGGGATCAATTTTAGGTGGCGCTGTAGGCGGAGCAATGGGGTCTTTTGGAGCGCAAATTGCGTTTAGTGCAATTGGTCAGCAAGTTGATGCGTTTATTGCCAGCGTTGTAAACGTAGGAACAGCGCTAACCTCAGCTTCTGGAACAATAGAAATGTTCCGAGAAAAGAATTTATTTAGCAGCGATGCTGTAAAAGAACATGCTTTACAGTTAGAAGAACAAGGAAAAATGCAAGAACTTGCGACTGTTCTTGCCAAGGATCTTGCTAGCCAAATTGGCAAAAATGCTGTTGAAAGTTTTCAAGTTCTTGGCGACGAAACCAAAGAGTTCCTTGGAATCATCAATCATTTGTTTTTAGCTGTTCAAGGTTTTGTTGCTGGGCCTTTGGCTAAATTTCTTAGTGCTATCAATACAGTTTTAGGTGGTGTATCAGCAGACATACAATTTGGCAGTCTTCAAGGATCTTTGACTGGAGAAGCTAGAGCTGAGTTTGACAAAATTGTTGCTGAAAAACAAGGTACTAGAAATTTAACAGCCAGGGAAAGGCAAAGAGCTATACGAAAGGGTGAATCTACTGATCCAGTCTTAGGCAGGCTTACATCAAAAGTAAAACAAGAAGTGCTGAAAGATTCAAGAATTGAAAAACTTCGCCAGACTATTGCTATAACGGGTCGGACTAATCTTGAAGACAGATTGGGTTTCAAGCCGCCTAAAGATGCAGCTGCAGAGAAAGCACGTCGCGAAGAAGAACGTTTACAAAAACGTTTAGCCAAGCTAGATCAAGAGCGTTTAAAAGTTATCGAGATTTCTAAATTTAAAGAAAAAATTGCACTTGCTGAAGCAGCTGGTGACGCTTTAGGCGTTGTTAGAATTCAGAATGAACAGCGACTGCAAGAAATTGAACAAAATAAATTAAAGCGTCTTATAGGTGTAACAGATGAAAAAGAAAGGCAGGCAATAGTAGACCTTGCAGCTGCAAAAACAGAAGCAACTAAACTTGAAAATGCTCGCTTGCTAGCAGCGGAAGAAGCAAGCATTGCAAGATTACGAGAAGATTCATTGCGTCCCTTGGAAGAGCAACGTGCATTGCTGGAAGCAAAATTAAACGGCAACGAGCAGGAAGTTAGAATCAAACAGCAAATTGCAAACATTTTAAGATCAAATAAACTTTTAGATGAGCAAGAGGTTACAAGTCTTGTTAATAAGAATAATTTGCTAGAAGAGCAAGTTGCTCAAGCTGTAAGACTGGAGGGCTTGTATCGAAGTATTGGCTCTGCAATTGAAAGCGGCTTAGTGAATGGAATCATGGGAGCAATCGATGGCACAAAAACTCTTCAAGAAAGTCTTACCGGTATATTGAAAAATATAGGGTCAATCGTGTTGCAATTCGGTGTAAGAAGTGGCCTTAATGCAATAAATCCCACTATGTTCCCAATAGGGATGGCGGAGGGTGGATATGTTTCTTCTCCAACTAATGCAATAATTGGTGAAGGTAGCGAGCCTGAATATGTCATCCCTGAATCTAAAATGCGTACTGCAATCTCTCGTTATTCACGCGGCAGCCGTGGTGATTCTGTTATTTCAGGTTCTGGCGCAACTGAATTAACAGGAGAAGGAGGAGGAGGCGGAACTGCTGTTGCCGCTCCAATTGATGTTCGCTACACAGTGGAGCGGATCAATAGCGTTGATTACGTGACTGCAGATCAGTTCCAAACTGGAATGCAGCAGGCTGCACAGCAAGGTGCTAAACAGGGTGAACAGCAAACCTTGAAGCGTTTACAGATGAGTGGCAGCACACGTAAGAGGATTGGATTATGAGCGAAGAAATTACGGGTCAATACGCTTTAGGGCATGTCGTAACGATCAACGCTTTGCGAGTTGATCCAGGCACCTCCCAAGGGTTGTATGTGCAGTTCCGTTTTCAGAACTTTTTTATCAATCAAGACATGACATACACCAATGAGGATGGAACCAATTCCTATGGGTTTGTGCCGTTTGGTTTTTCTGGTGTAACCGTAAACCGTACGGGAGACGGTATGGAAGCTGATCTTGTCTTCCCGAACAATGATTTGTCTCGCGGATGGGCAGTCTTAGCAATTAGAGATCATTATGTTGTTCAGGTCGAAGTTTTAATTGTAGACTCAACTAATTCATCTAGTGGCGTACATAGAAGTGTGCATAACTACACCGGTCAAATTACAGGCGGTACTTGGGACAACGTATCTTTGAATCTAAAACTCAGCT